CAAGGTACAAAGGACAGACCCTTTCAGTTTGTTACAAGAGCAAAGTCTCTTGACCATATCAATCGCAATCCCGAGATGATAGCGAAGATGATGTCGTTTGTAGGAGCAACAGGTAAAAGCGTTTACGATTTCCATATCATAGAAGAGTTCTATCGTAAGGAAATAAGCAATAGCTTTTCACATAAAGAGGAAGATTACAGCAAAGAATTTGGAGAATAAAAAACAAGAGCAATGAGAAACATTATTTACAAAGCAGAGGACGTAGTAGACTCACTGTCTATACTACGCAAGGAAGGAGTTAAGAAGGGTGCTTGGACAGGATTTGATTCCTTGTTTGACAAGTATTCAGTTAAGAAAGGTAGCACCACATACATCTATGCTGGGGCGCACCAAGGTAAATCACAGTTCGGGTTTGAACTAATGATGAACCTCGCTGAGTTCAGTGGTTGGAAGTGGGCTGTGTACACACCCGAGACAGGCTCACCTACAGAGGTATTCGCAGAACTACTATGGGTGTATCTGCGTAAGCCATTCCTAATCAATGACCATCTCACTGCTACAGATGAGGAGACAGAGAAGGCTATTGAGTTTATCAACTCACACTTCTACTTGATTGATAGCGGTCTACAAGACCTCAGCATTGAGGGATTCTACACAGCAGTAGAGACTATTGAAGAAGATAACTTCATCACTATTGATGGCTGTATGGTTGACCCATTCACTGAGATTAGAACAGATGTTTCCGCTGGTGTGCGTGATGATATTGCTATTGGGCAGGTACTAACCAAGGTGCGTAAGCACTCAGCAGAAAAGAACTACCACACCATTGTAACAGTACACACTAAACACCAACAAGCAAAATACAAGAACGGAGTACCCTATGTTGATAAGCCTACGATGAATGACATAGCAGGCGGTATGCAATGGAGCCGTAAAGGTATGATGGTTGTTAATGTATGGCGTTGCCCCTACGGATTAGAGGATAACAATGGTGTACCTTACGAGCCTAACCAAGTGGAGATTACAGTGGTCAAGGCTAAACCAAAGATTGTTGGTAAGCTTGGGACCGTTACTTTATATTATGACAAAATGAAAAACAGATACTATGAACTTGACAGCAGAGGAGAAAAACAATACGCCTATCCACAGTCTAATTCTTGATAGAAGAAAAGCATTCGCAGAACTGATTAGGGCATTCCTTCGGTTCAATGTACCCTCCGCCAAGAAGGTGGAGGTTATGCCTAACGGAAGTCTATGTATAAATGATGTTATATTCAAGGTTGACATCTCGGATTACACAGGTATTGAGGGTGGGTTTGGATACATATTCCTAAACCCCTCAAGCGGTAGGTTAGTGATTGAGAAGGACAATGTTAAAAAAATATATAAGTTGGAGGTAGACTTATTAGACGAGTAAGTATATTAGTACTATGGATACAAGAGATTTAATACTTAAAGAGTCCGAAGCAGTTACAGAGTTGTTACTGCAAAAGAACAAGGCTTATGGTGACTCAGCCCTAAACCCTGCGGGTATATTTGCAGGTGGTGATGCGGTTGATAACCTATGCTGTCGCATTGATGATAAGCTTATGCGAATCAAGATGCGTGGTATCACAGATGAAACTGAAGATACTGTGCAAGATTTAATTGGTTACTTGATACTACTGAAGGTTGCCCTAAGACAAAAGAGATGAGTTGGAAAAAGAATGAGGATAGCTTATTTGAACACCTAAAGAATAATTATATTCCAGACCTTGAATGGTCTGAAGGTGAGTATAATCACTACGATTGCTATTCTCTTTCCTTGGAGTGCGACATAGAACTCAAGTGCCGTAACAAGCATTATGATGACTTGATTATAGAAAAAGCTAAATACGACAAGCTTATCGCAAGAGCTAAGAAGCATCTTACAGTACCTGTCTATATTTCTCAAACACCTAATGGTATATATGCATTTAATCTTGCAAGTATATCTCAGCCTATTTGGGAAACAAGAGGTATGCCTAAGACATCACACTTCAATCAGCGTCAGTTTATAGATAAAGTGGTAGGATATTTGGACATTAAACACGCTAAGAACTATGCTTGAGATAGACCTTAACCTGCCTAAACCACCAAGCTTAAATCAGTATTATGCTGGTAAGCATTGGGCAATTCGTAAAAAACAAAAAGATGAATATTCTAAATTCTGTAAAGAAGAACTTGAAAGATTTGATGCGTTTACCTGTGAGACTTATGAGATTCATATTAGGTATCATTCTCGTCACGATGTTGACAATGTTATTCTTGTTTCAAAATTTCTCTCAGATACGCTCGTTGCTATGGGTATCGTTAAAGACGATGGTAACAAGTATTACAAAAGACTTGACATCCGTATTGACAAGGACCTACCGAAAGATTCGTTCAAAGTAAAAATAAAATGCTATGATTAACCAAAGAAATTATCAAACGTGTAAATTAATTAAGAACAAGATTGACCGCTACCTATATGAGATGGCTAATCTGTTTGCTAATATAGGTACTGAATCTACACACGAAGAGGTTGCTGAAGCCTACAGGCGTGAAGCAGAGTACATTGAACTAATCGTAGAGCTTGACCCCGAAAAGGGAGAGCGACTACGCTTATAATATTAAGATGATTTTTGAAGAATACTACGAAGACCTTACAGACGCAGAAGCAAATCTCATTCTTGATATATACCGAGTCATTGACCTATTGGTATATAACCACGAGCCAGTCACATTGGTTAGATTGGGATTTGAACTTAGCATAAACACGCAGGAGTTGTCTGATTACCTGCCTATTATAATCACTATACTTAATAAAGTAGAAGACCAATATGCCGAGGTACGACAAGTTGCTGATTGAGCGTGAAGCAATGCTATCTGTACAGCAGGGTAGCCTAACAAACGAGCTTGGTATTTTTATACTACAGCGTTCTAAGGAGATAGCTGCATCAGCCTTTGTAACAGATGGTAACAACGAGCTGAAGCAAGCACTAATAGATGCTGCTGTGATGCGTACCTGTGAGAAGTTCTTGCACTACTATACCCAAGGTAAGTCTGCTGCAAATCTTGTGATTAGTATTATATACTCAACGATGACCAATAAGATAGTTTCACTTAACCACAGTGATGTGTATGGTCAAAACATAAAAGGTTACCTCACCTATATAGAGGATGGTGAATCCGTTACCAAGTTAATGCGGTATATTAAAGACGATTATTTAAGCGAAAAATTATGATGGAGATTTATAACAGTTGGTTACTCATAAGTTCAGTGGGACTTATGTTCGCATTCTTGTTTATCTTTGAACCCTATGGTTATGTGATGGATAGAATCCTTCCGTTTAAGCCATTTAACTGCGTTCTGTGCCTCTCATTCTGGTCAAGCATACTCTTGTATACTTACCTCGGAGAAAACCCCTTATACGCAATCTATACATCTTTCATTGCAGAGCTATCTTACAGGAAGCTGGTGAATGAATAATGTAAATTCTAAGACCGAGTGGGTGTTTATTTATTGGGACGAAAAAATAGAAAATGATGACAAATCTAAACAGTGACTTTCACTTATACTTTGAGTACAGTGAGTTTGATTCCCCCGACCAAACGGGAAGCTATGAGCATATGAACGTAGAGTTCTTAAACAAGTTAGCACAAGCAAGAAAAATTGCGGCAGTTGGTTTTAAGATAACAAGCGGATACAGAAGCCCAGCTCACAATGCTAAGGTAGGTGGTGTGAAAGGAAGCAGTCATACAAATGGACACGCAGTAGATATCTACGCACCCACATCAACACAAAAATATCTAATTATTAACTCTCTTCTCCAAGTAGGGTTTAATCGCATCGGTGTAGCAAAGAACTTTATACACGTTGATGATGACCCAAACAAAAGTGAAGATGTAATCTGGACCTACTAATGAAAAATGATTTTGATGTAAGCGATACGTTCGCTGACTTCGTAGACGAAATGACTAATGACGAGAAAAACAATAACGCTCAATGCTCCATTGATAATCCAGAGTGTGAAGCGTGTGGTAGCTAATTATGGGAAATCCAATAACCAAACTATTTACAGGGGGTGCCAAGGAAGCTGTGGAAGCAGTTGCCAATGTGGTAGATAGATTTGTATCTACACCCGAAGAGAAAGAAGCTGTGCGTAAAAGCATAGAAGAAGAAATCACCAAGCGTTGGCAGGCCGATAGCCTTACCGATTCTTGGTTGAGTAAGAATGTTAGACCATTAACCCTTGCAACCGTTATGATATTTCTGGTGCTTATGACCTTCTTTGAAGGCTTTGGTATTAGTAGTGTTAACGAGAGATGGATTGGGTTATGGGAGCTGGTAAGCGTAACAGTGATAGGCGGGTACTTCGCAGTAAGAACCGTGGACAAGAGAACAAAGGTAAAGTAAGTTGGTGCGAGAACGCACCTGTAGAATGTACCTGTAATAGTACTTGTAATAAGAAGGGGTAGGCGTTAGTCTACCTCTTTTCTTTTTGGGACTCTTTGTATCCCTTCTCGTATTCAATGTGCTTTTCAATAGAGTAGATTCTTTCCTCTATGTTCGTGATTACGATAATCTTTTTATCAAGCCTATCGTGTACAGTGTGTAGCTCCATCTTTAATGATGAGAACTCGGCGTAGATTCCACCCGCTGCAAACACTGCTGCAACAAGCCATATCAACATAGACCAATTCTCCTTTATAAAGGATTTACTTTCTTCCGCCATCACGCTTATTCATAAAGTACCACTTCTGTGCAGTGTAACCTATGGATGCTAAAAGCAGTAATATCTTGAGTGTGTTCTCCAAGTTGGAGAATGATATCGCCATTGTAGACGAGTTGATTAAAAGAACTTTCAAGTCTGTAGTATCCATTATGGTGTGTATGTTACTCCTCCATCTTCGCAGAACTTGTCCGTAATACCATCTTGAGGGTAGAACACATCGCCTTGGTAGTTATCTTGCTCGTTAAATAAGTCATTGTCACAACCATCGGCAGTAGCGATTGCTTTAATTGCCGCATTGTCAAGGATATAATTAGTGATACGTTTGTTGATGTAAGATAGTTTACTATCAACAGTAGTAGATATGGTGTCAAGGATGTATTGGTCTTGCTTCTGCTCCTCCGCCTTGGTAGTTGCAGTGGCTGTTCTTAATATAGATATAGCAGCCTTCGCTGAATACATAGCCAAGGTATACTTTACCAGCTTAAACAAACCTTGCTCCGCTGTGTTTAATGATTGCGCTACTACTTTAGCCTCAATGTTTTCATAGAGACAAGTACCTAACAAGTCTTGTATTGATGTGTACTGCTCCAATTGGATTAATGCCAATAAAGCACCTCTGTCCATACGCTTCGGTAAAGGGAAGTTCTGGTACAGGTAGTTATCGTCTATGAATATTACGTCAACCATTATTATACGTCTTCAGTGTTAGCACCCTTAATACTCTCCAAGTTGATTGGTTCCTCAACAACAGATAGATTCATTTGGTCATAACCTACAGTAGCAAAGATTCTGTTTACAGAGTCTAAAAGAATTTCTCTATTAGGTAGCGTTTCAGTCGCTCTAAATATTTGATAAGCCGTAACAAGCTCGTTACCTGTGCCTCCCAATTTACCACTAACCATAACACCAAATAGAGTAGGAGAAGTAACGTTGTGGGCTGTAAGTATTTTGGCATCATTAAGTTTGGATAGAACGTCTATTGTTTTGTCTAAATTAGAAATGTCTAACGGCTCAAACTTCGGAGCATCCTCCTCTTTTTTCACCCACGAGACAATAAAATTATCTGCGTCTGCGCCTGTAAAGGACTCCTTGAACTTGTTGTACTCCTCACGCTTCTGCTCTGCACTCATATTTCTACCTATAAAGGTAGCTAATACTCTTGGCGTAAAGCCGTTCTCCGCAGAGTTCTTAATGTGCTTACCAAAGCTGAAGTCAGATTCAATGTAATGGAATGCAGAAATGTAGCTGGGTACACCATAATATGGGTTACCACTATAAGGGTTACCTACATAAAGCACCGCTTCAGTACCACTCTTATCAAACTTATTAAATGCCTTAATCTTACGAGGCTCATTGTGCTGCACAGAATTAGAGCCGTAGCCGAAACTTCTACGAACGATGTAGTGTGTTACCTCACCCTTCTCATTTGGCTCTGCTACACGCACTCCTTTAGGGTCTAAAGACTTAAACTCAAGTATCTTTGTACGCCCTTTGTTCCAACGTACATAAAATGCTAACGCACCCTTATGCTCGTATTGGAATGATGCGTGAGTTAAGACCTCGTACAATCCTTTGTTGTTACCACCACAGTGGTTAACGAAAGCCTTTAGTTCTGCTTTAGCCTTATTGGTTTTAGCAAAGTCATCAGAGTAGTCAATGTCTTTACCAACTACCATCTTTGCTTTCTTGGTTAAGATACCACTATGCACAGGTGATTGGCGTAACATCTTCTCAAGGATAACTGGAAAGTCATCGTTTACACCGAACTTAATGTAGTCCCCTACAAGAGTATGTCCTAATCTGTAACGACCATTAAGGTCTTCAATAGAGTTTTCTAACTCGTTGGTTGCAATAGAATGCTCTGTAGCTTGCACATAAGTGTTAGATGCAAAGAATTCTGATATATTAGATAGTAGTCCCATTGTATTAATTTACAATTTATAGGTCAGTAAACCTCACGGTAGAGCCATAAATACCTGAACCCGTTTGAGTAACCTTGTAATCTTGTACCTCTGTGAGATACTTGTAGCTGTCACCATCATTTGTTATGGTAAGCTCGTACTCTCCACCCTCAATGTCATTAGACAAAAGGTCTATGTTAATCTGAATGAAATCCTTACAGGAGTCAAGGTTGTTAAGGTCAGTAAGGTTGGTAATCGTTAGACTACCAGTTCCTACCACCTTATCCAATGTAACGTCAAAACTGTTTACCGTAAAGGTAGATAGCTTGACGAAAGATAGAGTATTAACTACTCCTGTCTTAAGTCTTTTCATTAATGATTAATTATAGTTCAGCAGTATTGTCTGCAATAAATTTGCGTACTTCTGCGTTGGTGTACACGGTGTAGTTAGGGGCTGACTGACCATCGCCTAAAGCGATAAGGGCAGACACTTCGCTGTCTAACCAAGATGCTTCCATCTCGTATACTACTACGTCAGCTACAGCTACGGGGCTACCGAATAGTCCGCTGTTGCGGATACCAAACTGCTCCCAAGTAGGGTGTACTTTGTTAGAGCTTTCTACTTCGCCTTCCTCATTATAGGTATTCTCTACCCAATCATAACGAGTAATAGAGGTTGGTAGTGCGTTGCTGATGTCTGATGCAGGTACGCTGATAAAGATGTTTCCTTTCATTTTATTTGTATGTATTTTTTCCAGAATTATAGTTTCGTAGAACTTCAGCGGCCGTAAGAGCGCGGTTGTAGATGCGCGGTTGCGCTAATTGGTTTGCGACACTTTCTGAAGACGCTTTACTGGTAAGCGTTCCTATTATTAAATCAAACGCCGTTGAACTTATTGTGGCCGCTCCAGTGTGGGTGTCTACTTGAGTGCCGTTGACGTATAGTATTTCGGATGTTCCGTTTTTAGTTAAGGTTAAATGATTCCATCCAGTTAAAACAACAGAATGAGATGCAGCGTTTGCTATTGAATTAAACCACCATTGTATGCCCGAATTATTTAATCTTAAAACATAGGTGCCATAAGGCGATGACCAAGACGCTGAAGTTGGTTTCACAAATACGTGGTCGTAGTCTGAATTTAATTCATTACCGCATTTTATCCACACTTCAATCGTCATTGCTGGCGTAATATCAAGGCTTTCATTATCGTGAACCTCTGCCCAGCTATTCCCGTCAAGATTTAGCGCACCTTGCTTCCTTACGTTTTCAAATAGATTGCCCAGTAAGTCGCGACCGCTTGTGAGTCCTTGAGGTATCAAGTATTCGTTTGAAGTGCTTCCGCCTTCAAGTTTCCATTTGTTCCAGTCTATTACGGACGTTTGAGCAACGGGCGCACCGATTCCGTGCGTCCAAGTGGCTCCCGATATCGTGCCACAATTTGCCACCTCTTTAAGACTGATATTGTCAATGTCAAAAGATGAGCCGACATTATTTGCGTAAAACGCTAATGTTGTTTCCGTCCCAATATTTGCACCTTCTAACAAAACAGCATTTGTCCCGTTGTAGTATGTTTGATATGTTGCACTTGCGGTATAAGAATTTAAACCCGCTTGATTGCCAATCCAAATATTTGCATAGGTAGACGCGTTTGACACATCAAAAGTTAAAATATAGTTTTTTATACCAACAAGATTTTTTCCCGTTTGATATAACTTCCCACTACTACTTCCATTATAAGATGCTTTACCGCTACTAATAGAATATTGAGAGGAATGCGACCAATCATTAGCTGAATCAAAAGTTCCATTCGTTACTAACTCCGAACCCAGCGCATCGGGCGCACCATTTAACGCCGTCGTTCCCGCGCCTTCTTGCATTGGCAACCATAACTTTAAAGCGGTGTTAGCCACTCCAGTAGGTACAATCTTTTCCGGGAAGTTGTATAGGTCCGCGACTTGTGCGG